GGACACCTCCTATCTCCTCGGCTTGTAGAAGACCGAGGACACCTCCTATCTCCTCGGCTTGTAGAAGACCGAGGACACCTCCTATCTCCTCGGCTTGTAGAAGACCGAGGACATGTCTTTCCGCGCCTTGGATCGTTTGATAGAAAGCACGCTTCGCACTTCTCCATAGCATTCCGCGCTCAGATCTTCGGCGCGAACGGCGGAGATCAGCTGCGCTAGTCGGGAACGCAGACCAGCGCAGCTGATTCGGCGGGGGGCAAGATAGAGTGTGTGATAGTACAATCGAATGACCAAGAAGATCGATGCGTACAGTATTCCATCCTGACCTCGTTGGGTGCTGTAGCAACGACCTTTGGTGTCGTACACTCGCGCTACGCACACTCCGTCCGCGATCACACAAACGAACGCTTCGAGTAACGAAGTGTCGTCGTTGGAAGATTCCTTGATGCTCGCTTTCGCCCCCATTTTTTGCAAACGCTTCACAATCGCGTGACACGTCGCTTTAGGATCCGTGGAGATCGCCTCCGCGAGCTCGCAACACTCGGTCGTTTCCGACAGATAGTACGTGGTTGCGAAATCTCCAATCAATGGGCAGTGTCGCGACACGAGGGTTTGCTTAGCTTCCTCCACGAACGGCGACATCTTGGTATTTGATTTCGATCGGGCGACCTTGTGTTCCATCGGATGGGCGCGTTCCAATCGATGTAAACGATCGAAGACCTTCGCCCATCGAAACATGCTAGATTTAGGCATCGCCAACTCGATGTACGCGTTCGCTTTCAGCAGGTCGAGCGGACACAGCAGCACACCGTCCGGTTGTCGGGTGGCACGCCGACGCATGCGCGTTTCGTCGCGTTTCGTCACTTGGGTGAGATCGACGAGATCCTGAAAATCCCACGACACCTTGTACGTGCCGTCGTGGAGCGCGTAGCGCACGGTCACCATTTCGTAACCGTGTTTGACCAACCGATCGGCGAGTTCGCGCGCCAAGGTTTCGGCGCGCGATGTGAACACGTCGTAGTCCGGAAGGTCGGTAGGTGCGTAGAAGCGTTCCTTCGGAGGGAGATACAGATTTTGAGCCATTCCACCGTAGAAGATGACCTTTTTCGAAACTAGGAACGCTTTCGTGATCTCTAAAATCGGGGTGAACTGCTTGGTTCGAAGCTCTTCGTCCGCGGCACGGGTCTCTTTGGTGAGTTCGCGTAGACGGGTTTCGATCAAATCACGATTCAATGAGGGACGCATCTTATTGTTAATCTAGATAAAAATGTCCATATCAAGGTAAAACCTTAACCGCCCACAGTCATGTTCGGTACCGAGTTAGACACCGCGTATATGGATCCGCCTGTACAGGGGCAGTTCGATGCGAACATTTCATCCGACGAACCGGTCGACGTCTCTCCTCCCGAAACAGACCGAGAAATAGAGCGCATTGTCCCTACGTACAATCCGATCGTACCTAGCCCCCCTGCAAGCTCGTCCAATCATCAAGAACGCAGGATTCGTGAGCTCGAGACCGAACTCGCGAAACGTAACGAACGTCAAGATTCGATCTTCGATCGCTATGTGTCCAAAAAGAAGGACGTGCTGAAGTTGCTGTCCATCTCTCTAACGATTTTGTTCGCGCTGAGCACACATCACGTCATGAACGATCTCTTACGAAACTATCTGAATTTCAACGACTTCTCACGAGGTCACGAAACGCTGATACGTCTCGGATATCCTGCGGCGATATTCTTCTTATTGTGGTCGCTCAAAGTGTTCAATCGTTAATTAAAAAAAATTGATTCTCGTGTTTTGCAAGTTAAAGGACGCAACAAGCTCCTCAACTCGTGGAGGGTCTTTACCTCATGGAAACCTGTAACGTGTGCGTCGGTAAATTCACATCCCGTGCAACGAAAATCACGTGCGAGTCGTGCGAGTTTTCGTCTTGCTCAAAATGCGTTGCACGGTATATACGCGAAAACAACATCGAGGCGAAATGCATGAACTGCAAAGAGTTGTGGTCGCGCGAGTTCATCCAATCGAGTATGAGCAACGCGGAGACGAAGCGGATGCTCGAACATCGCGCGAGCGTCGAACTCAAAAAGCAGGTGTCGATGCTTCCTAGCACCCAACCGTTCATTCTACTCGACGACAGCATCAAAAAACGTGTCGCGGACATCAGAGAACGCGAACGGAAGCTTCGTTTGGAATTGCAGAGTCTCAACGCGAGTCGGGTGCAAATCGAACGCGAGTACGAGCAAGCGGTGATGCAATACATCAATCCGAATGCAGCGAAAGGCAAGGACAAGGTCCTGTTGAAGTCCCAGCAGGTCGGTCACTGTACACAGGACAACTGCCGTGGATTTATTGACGGTGCTACGTACAAATGCGCGTTGTGCGATACTCCGCATTGCAGACGTTGCATGGAACACAAGGGAGAGGAGCACGTGTGCGACGAGTCGGTTGTTGCGAGTATTCGCATGATGCGAGAGTCGAGCAAGCCATGCCCCACTTGTCATGTACCGATTCACAAAATCAACGGATGCAACGACATGTTTTGTGTGCAGTGCAAGACCGCTTTCTGTTGGCGTACCCTCGAGGTTCACAAAAACGGTAACTCAAATCCCCACTATATCCGATGGTTGCATGACGGCAACAACATTCGAGGCGCTAGAGGTGAGGTGGCCGTGTTCATGTCATCCGAGGTGTTTCGTAGACAATCGCGCGAGCATCGCAATTTTATCGGCGAGGTGCTGCAGACGATCGGTCACAACGATCGAGTCCTTCGTGACAAGATAAACCCGTTGGTGGGTGTCCAAGGAGCTCGAAAGATGTTGGACCATCGCATCCAATTCTTGAAGTCACTGATCACCGAGTCGTGGTTCAAACGAACCGTGAAGAAACATTTCAGTGATCTGGATTTTATCGGGATGTTGCAGAGAGCGCATGAGAAATCGTTACAATTGAAAGACTACATCTTGACTTCCGAGGTGAAGATTGGATTCGACAACGGCATCAACGAAGTGATCGCTACAATCGACGAGCGTATTAACGAGATCAACGCGGACAACGTACACGTGTGCAACTTTCTAGGGCGGAAGAAGATCTCGGCTCTACGCACGTACCGTAACTACGCACAGTACAAGTTTTTAGCCGGTTAATTTCAGGCTACTCGACGACTCAAATTACGAATTGGTTTGGGTGACGATTGTGCGGGAGGCGCAGGAGTGCGTTTTATTGGAGGTGCTGCAAGCGCGCGCTCTAAAATCATGAGCCGACGTTTAAGATCGCGAATTTCTTTTTCGATAATTTGGCGATCCGGATCGCTTCCGTTGGATCTATAAGGATCCATTTGTGGTGTTACACATATTTTTTCAACTCAATTTTCTTCGCGCGTTTTATAGTAAATGAAGGTGCCGTACTTGATCGGTTGTGCGCTCTCTTATCGTCACTACCTGAACTACGTGGACGCGGTGTTCTCGAAGGAGGAGCTCAACCTTCCGATACGCGCCGCTCAACGATGCGGGAAACTCAACAACGAAACCGCCTCTCGAGGTCCTCCGAAGGGATTCGCGCGAACCGAGTTGCATCTGATCGTGTATTACAATCTCGTGTTTACCTTAGTGTTGACCGTGATCGCAATATACGGAACTATCGTGTCGGATCGAGCGATCGCGTTGTACAACGGAGAAGGGGGCGATTTGACCGGCAAACTGCTTCGTTCGCCGCTGGTCGGTGAGTGGGTGCAAAACGCATTACTTGGCCGACTCGTCAAGGTGGTGTTACTGCATCACGCGATCGTCGGTGTGCTGCTGATGATCGACAGCAGCCCTCTTCGAACACGCGCGCACACACTGTTCGCGGTGCGCACCGTGTACGTCCTTTCGAGCGTGACGACGAGCTTTCTATTGTAGTGTAGCATATATGCCTGTGTCCAAGATCAGAAGATATTATCGCAACTCTCTAAATACAAGCTGATCCGTTTCCTTGGTGGCATATACCTCCACAATCGGAGGAGATGAGATTCTTCCATCAAAGTGGTCCTGATCTCTTCGTCTGTAAAGTTTGGGAATGCGTTCTTGAGATCTTGGTGAATATTGTCGAATAAACCACCAATTCCAACCGTATGGTGATCATTCATAATGTTGATGATCGCATTTTCCACCCAGTCCAAATGATGCATACCGTGGAACATGATCTTGTATTTGTCGACAATATGAGATAATAAACCATACGATTCGATGTCCTGTTTTAGCGTAATGGGTAGAACTTGTTTGGGTTTGCGGACTTCAGACACCTTCTCGTAAATGTAGCGCTGTAAATCTATTGGTAAATCACGAATACATGATTCGATCATTTCCATCTTTTAATATACATTACTTTAAACATGATTCAACGGGTTCCGTACGCCTGTTACGCGGCTGCGTTGGCCACTATGGTCTTCGCGGAGGATTTTGATTTCTACGAGGCTTTCTCCGTATACTACGACGACTACATTAATACTAATTTGTTCGTGAGTCTGGTGATCACTCCGATCGTGCGTCTTTATCAAGCGATTATGGGTCGTTTGTATCGTCTCGCGCGTCGTGTTTCGAAGGGAAAAGCACTTTCGGAGCGTGTCGCAATCACCTTTTTGACCTATCTTGCGACCGCGTTTGTGATGTTGATTTTGGGCATGGGCTTCACGACGACCGCGACAACGGACGTCGTTCGAATGGTGCAAGACGCGGCGATCTACGGGGCCATCGCCGCCGCGTGCGCCGCGGCCATTTGGTCCACGAAATACGTGGGTACGATCCCGTTGGCCATCGCGCTCCCGGTACGGTTCTTGGCGGAACGATACGAGGCACCGATTCCGTCGTTCGCGCTCGCTATGACCGACATGCTCGGCACTCACGGAGTCACGCAGCTCGTGCTTCTCTTGGCGAAAGCGACGAACCCGGCATTGTTCGTTCACGCGATCACCGCGGGCGCGGTGTTCGCCCGCGCCACGAGGCTCTCTACGAAGGTGGAGACATAGTCGTGGGCGCCACGAGGCTCTCTACGAAGGTGGAGACATAGTCGCCGTTCACGAGAAGCCCCGCCATTCCGGCAAGTTGGACGATCACCAACGCACCGGTCCAATCGTTCGTTGCGTCGAAATCGATCATTCGGTGATGTACCGAAACGCCCACAAGGGCCGCCACGACGCCGCACAAGATCATGTATCCGATGGTGATGTACTCGGTGGAGCGCTCTTGAGGCGCGATGAGTCGCAGAAACACACCGATGATCGGTTTTTCCGTCAACGTGGGGTCGAATATCGTGTACCCCAGCAAACTCGCCAACAAAATTGCAATCGTCGCGTGACAATATATCGATCGCGTGGCCTCTTTTCGTGTGAGTTTGCGCGAGCCCGGTTTCATGACGAAGTCGCACGCCGCGGTGGATACGCGCAGCACCGCGTACAGCATGAACAGATGAGCGGCGAGGTCGATCAATTGGTTGTTGGCCATCACGATGCAGGCCACCACCACTCCCGCCGCAGCGATGCGACGTGTCGCGTGACTCCCCTTCGCGGTAGCCACCGCTGCGGCGTGGGCCGCAAACGAAGTGACGATGGATCCGGCGAGGGCGAACCACCGATTTTCTTGAAACATGTCCACAATGCGCTCCATGGCGCTTTTATATTATTGCGTTAAATAAATTAGAGCATGTCCTCTCCGATCGTCTTGTTACTCGCAAGCAAGGGCGTACGAATCGCGTTGTCGTACGTCGCGCACGTGATCGCGAAGAACTTCACGAGCCAAATCTATCTCGACAAGGTGCTCGTGCGAGGAGACACTCCACCCAAGCTCTTTCATCAGGTGTTGATGGCCACCGGGATCGAGTTCCTGATGTTCGTGATCTTCATCTCGTTGTTGTACGGAGCGAACGAGATCCTGAAGGTGTTTCCCAATCTGCCGGCGAACGTGTTCACGGCGTACCTACTGACCGATTTTATGTTGTGCGCCTTCTGCACCACCGCCATCGGATACTTCGTCTCCTCCGTCATGTACGCGAAGAAATACTTCCTGTACAAGGACGACGGGCTTCGCGCCATTCGCGCGCTGTCGGAGATCATGATCTACGTGTCGATATTCCTCATCGCGCTGCCCTTGAACTACATGGTCGGCGGCATTGTGGCCGACATAAAACGTACTTAAGAGGATCGGTGTGTTTTTCTACGGTAAAGGGATATGACAATATGTCGATGCATTTTCGACACGTGTTGTTACGCGAGTTCACACAGGACGACCCCAGTTATGAGGGAACCATCCCGGCCAACATTGAGCTACGAGCTCACCAACGTGTGTTGTTGTATCGATGCATCGAGATGGAAAACAAAGGAATCTGTCTCGATGACGATGAAGAGTTACAGTCTCGTTATCTGACGGTGAAGTCCAACATCGGCGTCTTGAGCGACAAAACGGGCAGCGGGAAGTCCTACATTCTACTCGCGTTGATGTTGGTGAACTCGAAGCCGCAAATTCGCTACAACAACACGTACGTGTACGCTCACGGGCATTTGGCGTTGGAGGTACAGAGCGAGGACGAGTTCACATACGAACCGATCGACGTGCTGGTCGTTCCGAAGGTGCTTCTGGTTCAATGGAGCGGATACATCGCAGCCTTCAGCGACAAATTTCGTCCGTACGTGATGAAAACGAAGCGTACGGTGGACGCGTTGGAGCGTGTGATTCTAGATCATAATTTGCTGTTGGTGAGCGGGGAGATGTACAAATTGTTGCAAGTCAAATTGCAAGAGCGTCGAACGAGAGTGCGCCGAGTCATCTTCGACGAGGTGGACACCACGCACGTGCCGAACGCGCGAAAGATGCCGGCGTGTTTCTATTGGTTCGTGAGCGCCTCGTACCACAACGTCATCAACCCGTACCCTCGATACGTGTACAACCACGCGGATTGGAACCGCTCGTTGGTATCGAGCGGCATCGCGAACAACGTGTTCGCGAAGCATCTCTTCGCCACGCTTTCGAGTACGATGGGTGTATACGACGTGCGATGCGTGGATCGACTCGTACTGAAAAATGACGATCGCTTCGTCGACAGTTCGTTCGACCTCGAATCGCCCGAGGACCACGTGGTCTTGTGCAAAGATCCGGCAGAGGTGATGGTGCTCCACGGTGTAGCGCAAGAGGCGGTGCTCCATTCGCTCGACGCGGGCGATCGGGCCACCGCGCTCGCTCTCGTAGACAGCTCTAGCGTGATGAACGAGGACAACGTGATCGCGATCGTGCAACGCAATCTGAAGATCAAACTGAACAACATCCAAGCTCGTCTGCGATTGGAGAGGGATCAACTGATCTTCCACAACCCACAGACGAGAGTGTGTAGAGTGCGACGTCTCGAGGAGGAGCGAGATCTCATGCAGAGTAAAATCCAGCTAGTGGAGAAGCGAGTGCGCGAGTCGTTGTTGTGCAACATTTGTTTCGAGGATCTCCACGAACACACGAGTGGAGAAGATGATGGACTTGTAGTATCGAAACACTCACGATGCGTGACCAAGTGTTGTAATAACAGTTTCTGTTTGAAATGCATCTCCACATGGATCAAGCACAATCCCACGTGTCCAATCTGTAAGCTATCTATGACAAACAAGCGTTACTTCGTGGTATGCAACGATGAAAATCCGGCGCCTTCGATCACGACTCCCATGTTGAAGATCGACGAGTTCCGGAAATTACTTCGAGATCGCATCCTCGTGCATGACACACCAAAGATTCTGATATTCTCACAGTACGACAACAGTTTCCATCACATTCAGGGAGTGTTGCAACAGTTGCAGGTCGCGTATGGAGCGCTCAAAGGGAACGTTGCGCACAGCAACGTGGTCGCTTACCGCACTGACCCTAACTTCACAGCGCTTCTAATAAACCCCAAAGCGTACGGTAGCGGACTCAACCTTGAGAACACAACCGACGTGGTCATTTACCACAAGCTGAACGAACAAATGAATCGCCAAGTGATTGGTCGAGCGCAACGTCCCGGTCGAACGAGTCGCCTTCGTATATGGTACCTGTTCAACGAGAACGAATCTTTGGAGCAATGAACCATCATATACACGAGTGATAAACATTCAATAAATTTATTTTGTTTATGTATAACGTTTTTCAATCAAAAAAATACGTTCGCTTCGCAGCATCTTTTTGTTTTTTTTGTGATGGCTTTTCAGGAATCACTTTGCAGTCCAAGTCCACCCTTCCGTCGCGCTTAGGATGTCAATACGCTCCTGAGACAATTTGTCTTTCTTGTTGTTATTCATTGTTTTTCTGTAACGGTAACGCATTGTTTGATGCCACTTTCCCAATAGTTTCTCCTTAAGATCCTTAGAGCGTATAGACGGTGCCTTCTTGTTTTTTTCAAAATAATCGATCCAAGCTTCCAAATTCATAGAGAACGAATCATCTTTCTTCCAATCCCATCCTTCCGTCGCGTTTAGGATGTCAATACATTCCTGAGACAATTTTGCTCCCTTATTGTTATTGATGCGGTTAATATAACGGGCACGCAAGCTATATTGCCAGCGTGCCAATCGTTTCTCCTCAAGATCCTTAGAACTTTCAGTTGGCCGTCTCCTGTTTTTTTGAAAGTAATCAATCCAAGCGTCCAAATTCTTGATGAACGAATCGTCTGTCTTCCAAGCCCACCCTTCCGTCGCGTTTAGGATGTCGATACATTCCTGAGACAATTTTGTCCCCTTCTTGTTATTGATAGTGTTCTTGTAACAGAAACGAATGTGTTGTGTCCATCTTCCCAATCGTTTCTCCTCAAGATCATTAGAACGTTCTGTTGGTGGTTTTCCGTTTTTTTGAAGATGACTAATCCAAGCTTTCAAATTCATGGGGAACGGATCCTCTTTCTTCCAAACCCATCCTTCCGTCGCGTTTAAGATGTCGATACGTTCCTGAGACAATCGTTCTCCCTTCTTGTCCTCGATTGTGCGTTTGTAAGCGGCATGCATCTGATATTGCCAGTTTACCAATCGTTTCTCCTCAAGATCCTTAGAAGATTTAGACGGTAGGTTTCCTGTTTTTTGAAAATGACTAATCCACGCTTGTCTGAACTTCTCCCAAATTTCGTTCGGTGTCAAACATTGCACATTTACAAAACGTACAAGATCCATTTGTCGCTTCGTCTTTTTGGAATGGTCATCCTTCATTTTGATATCTTCCACATATAACACTCTCAGCCGTCTATGAAACTCGACGTCTTGTTGTTTCAGCAGCTGCAACGCGTCCACGCATGTGTTCCATTTCGATGCGTAAATAAACATTGCTGCGGTCTTGGTTGGGTTCTTTGAATCGATTCGAAGAGCACGACCAAGACGCTGTACCGTACGTTGCGGGTTGTCACCGATATTCGACACGAATATACTGTCGCATGCTACCACGTCGATAGCCTCGTCCAACACTCGAACATTGATGATCACCTGTATCGTATTGCAGGAGGCGGAGAACTGTTCCAGTATATGCGCACGCTGCGTTTTGGGAATTTCCGCGTGGATCACATGCGTCACGATGTTCGTGGCATGATAGTTCGTGAACACCTTTGTAATCACCTTTTCGAAACGCTTTGCCTCGTCGATGTTGGACATGTACGCAATACATCGGCGTTTAACCTGCTGCAACAATCCGGACGCCAAAAACAGTGCTCGCACACAAAGTTTACCGTTCATCCCTTGCAAAACGGTCGGAATTTCGGGGACTATGTACGGCAGATATATTTCGTAATCTACACACACGCCATCTTGGATAGCTGTACGAATGTTGTAAGAATACGCTTTATCGAAGTCCAAATGGGTAGAAAGCTCCTCCGGAACGGTAGCTGACAGATAGAGCGAATGTCGAAAGGTGTTCGCGAACTCACATATTTTTAATTTGTTTACGATATTGTGCACTTCGTCAATCAATAAATAGGTCGATTCTGTTGGAATGGACATCGTAGTCACCACGTTCTCTAAGCTTGAGAACGTGGTGAATATCACCCATTTGGAAGCGTTCCGTATGCGTTGCATCAAGAACGCTTGATCGGTCGACCCCTCCGAATCGACCACGATAGATTCGTGATCGGGGAGAAACGGCTTCACTCGTTGATAAAGCTGCTCGGTAGAGCACAACAACGGAGCGACACACACGATACTATCGAAGCGGCTAGCGCGTAGAATGTGTGCCGCGATAAGCGTTTTTCCAGAGCCGGTAGCAAGGTTAAGTAGCGTCTTTGTGCATTCGCTGCTTTGTACCGCGTCGATCGCTTCTTGTTGATAAGTGTTCAACACCAAGCTCGTTTCGCAACGCTTTCGCGATTTTTGAATCTCCGTCGAGTACGGCACATGGTCGTTCTCACGACATCGCTTGATCGATCTCATGATCGGTTTCGCTACCAAACAGCTCGAACATCCAACGATCAAATTTTTTACCTTCAAAAGTATCCATCATTTGCTTGGTAACTGCGTCATCTCGTATTGTCATTTGTGATCGTATGCTTCCTAGTAGGGATCTTTTATATTAGCATGATAGTAAACAAGTGACCATTTATAGTAAAAGATGCTCACCGCGGTGTGCGCGTTGATCATCATTTGTGCAATCATCTTGTTCGTACAAAAGACGAATTACGGTGTGCCCTCGAGTGATACGAAACAAACGCTGTTCGACGAGGTCTATCTGATCAACCTCAAACGTCGGGTGGATCGTCTTCAAGAGTTCACGGATCACTACCAAAAGTCGGACATGCGAAACATGAGTTTCGTTCGTTTCGACGCGATCGACGGTAGCAAGCTCGACGTCGACAACGTCCCTCTCACCGAGTTGGCGCGCGCGGAGTTGCGACAGCTCGAGTCCAGCGGTTATCGAAACAAACACTATCAACTCACCAAAGGCGCGATCGGTTGCTACCTGTCCCATACCAAAGTGTGGGAGAACATCATGAAGTCGAACCACGATGTGGTGCTCGTCATGGAGGACGACGCGAAGATACCTGAGAACTTCCTCGCGATGTTGCACGAAAGTATGCCCCACATTCCCTCCGATTGGGACATCGTGCTTCTCGGATACATATGCAATTCGTGTGTGAAGAAGAATCGGTACAAAGAGGTGAAACGGTTCATGCTTACCCATTGCTACTTGATCAAACGGGAGGCGATCCACAAGATCATCGGTACACGTACCTTGTTTCCTATTTCGCAACAAATAGACGCCTACTTGAGCGAACTGAGTTCGGTGCTCAACATTTACACGGTCAAGACTCGGATGGTGCCCCAGTTCAAATCGCGCACCGATATCCAAGCGCCCCTCGAAAACAAACACGACAAAACGGTGAACGAGCGCATGCGCGTATTATAATGTCGCTCTAGTCTAAGATAACGCCATGAAAGAATCGGACAAACAACGAGAGCTCGAAGCGAACGACGCGGAGTACTCCCAATACGTGGGAAGCTTCAACGGATACGACCAAGCCAAAGAGGACGCCGCGCTGGAGACCGCCTCTTCTCCGCGCACCTTGTACGTGGACGGTGATCACTACGAGCAATACGCGCGCATGCGAACTCGATCCGCGTTCTTTCTTCGATTCGTAGGAAGTTTCGGGTTGTATGCGCTGCTTCTCGTGTTCCTCTATTTCGGATACCTGCAGATGTCCTCGATGGTTCCCGGCGAGTCGGACTCCGCGCCCTCTTGGGCCATGTTGTACATCCCAGTACTCCTCGTGCTTTTTTTGCGCGCCTTCAATGCGCTTTCGATGGTGAAAATCTCTTTGCTATGAGTAAACATGCTGCTAGAAAACATATTCGTGGGTGCCACGGTGTTCGGGCTCTTGCTCTTGCTCTTACTAGTGGCCGTGTTGGGAAGACCAATACGACGTCGACTCGAGACCCCTCCTCTTGTCTACAAGGAAGACTGCGAGGAGGAGCTTCCGGACGAGGAGAGTTTCGTACCGGAAGTCAGGTACAACACCGAGTTGGAGCACAAGTCGATGGCTTACATCGACACGGTGTGCAACGATCACAATCAGTTCGAACGCACGTTCATTCATCCGGACTCCGCAAACGAAGTCACAACGCACATCTTGTAAAAATGTCCTTCATTATATAAAACACGATAATGCCTTCCTTTTTTTTGTCAGTGATGGCTTTGGTGTTGGTTACCACCGCCACAATGATCGCGGTGCGCAATCGTGTTCGTCTAAAATCGGTGACCGAAGTCAGCTCCTCCCAGTCGAATCGTATGGAGTCGCAGAACTCCCGTCAAAACGCCAAGTTGAGCGCGCTCGTCACGCAGCTGAACGAAAACGCGGACGCGGTTAACCAACGTGCGAAAGATGTGGACCGCCGGATCGAACGTCTCGACAAACGTGAGCGCACTCAGCGATCGAACGATCGTAAACAAGCGGACGCGCTTCGTAAAATCACCAACGCCAACTTCATGGGCATGAACAACCGCATGACGAGCGAGTTCGCGCGTTTGGACGCGATGGACGATCATCTGACAAGCACCATCACGAAGGATCGCATGGATCGTATGAGCAACGACAACGCGCTCAACAATCGCATCCAAGCCCACGAGGATGTCTACAACGACTTCATCGAAAATTCGTACGCACCGTTCGTGTCCGTAACTCGCGAAAACGTTGCGAGCAATCAGATGTCCATTCGCGATTTGGATCAAGCGTACAAATCCGCCGATCGCGCCAACTACGACGCGTTGAACACTCGTATCAATCAAACTCGCTCGGACATGACTTCGGAGATGAGTGCGCTACGCGACACCTTCAATTCGAACGTGTTGGAGGGGGCGAACATCGACGAACAAGCGAGGAACGCGCTCATGGCGAGTATCGATTCGCAACAACAGAACTTTCGTACCAATCTCAACAGTTTCTTCGACAATAGTAACGTGGTGAACGTGGACACCGGATACATCTCGACCACCTTCGACGAGTATTTGAGCACCAAGTACTACAACTCCGGGCATCGTTCCAGAGGGTTGCAAGACACCATCAATCGTGTGGAGCAACATGCGTACATGTGGGATTCCCAACAAGTCACCAACGCGAACTATCAAGCTCAGCTGTCCGCCTTGCACAACACTAGCAACCAAATGACGGGCGACATTCGCTATTTGATGGAATCCACCAGCAACCAAGACTCCCGAATCACCAACCACGCCAACAAGATTTACGCGTTGGAGAACAGTAACGTATATCACGAAAGTATGATCAGCACACTGATGGACTCCGCGAATTCCTACGCGATTACCTCTAACGACATGAACGCGTTCAAAACCGCAACGTCCGGATCGATCGCCGCGATTCAAGCCACCTTGGACGATCACAACAATCTGATTTCGAGGTTGTATCGTATGAGTAACGACTCTCCGGGCGTGGTTCCTTCTCCGGACCCCGAGTCCGTTCCCACAGGAGGCTCTCCTATCGATTTGATCGGTGTCACTCCTTCCAGCATATACCAGTACGCTCAACAATATTTCGACGACAACATCAACGAGAAAGTACGTCAAGGCATCGACGAACGATTTGATCAAGACCCTCCGGTGACCAACTCCTTGTTGGACAGCGTGTTTTCGCAGCGTGTGCTGAACTACAACGTGCGCATGGACGGCGTGACGGCGACCAACATGGCCGCGTCCAACCTGACGGTGAACGGAGACACCAACACGAACAACGTGCGCGCGAGTGGAGATTTTATCATCCCTACCAACGATGCGGAAACACCGGAGATGAGTCTACGAAACGTGTACGACGACATAACGGGCGTGAAGCGCGACATTACGATCAACAAGAGCAAGTTCGACAACGTGTTCGCTCTCGAGGACAACTTGGGAGGCGCTTTTGTGATCAATCCGGGCACCATCAACTTGAACACGTTGAATAAAGTGACCATGAAACACGATACCGAACTGATCAAAGGAAAGAGTCTGACACTGTCCGAGAAAAACAGACAAGGGGGAGGGAAAGAGGGAGGGCGTCTGATCGTGGACAGCTTTGACAACATCGGGTTTTTCGACGGTAACAACAACTTCAACTCGTTACAATCTCGTCTCGACGGGACCACCAGCGGTGGCCTCGACGTAAGTTCCTTGAACAACAAGCGCGTGAACGTGTTGTACACCGAACCGGTGACGGAGGACTATTGTACCGTGAATCAGTCCGAAAACAAGTGCAAACCGATCGGAACTCGACTCAACAGCTTGGAGAGCTCGGTGGCCGCTTTGCAGACTCCGAGCAGCACTCCTCCCGCGGACTCTCCACCCGGCGGAGGGTCCATCGATCTGACACCGTTCGATCCGAACAGTATGAGCACTTTCGCCGCGATCGACGGTGGTAGGGAAATTTCGTTCGGTTCTTCCGGGTTGAATGTCGAAGCTCCGATACGTGTGTCCGGCGACGACAACGTTCAGATCTTCGGCAACGGTACTTTTACTATCAACAAAGACGTCGAGATCGACGGCAAATTGACCGCGAATGAGGTTACCATGGACAGAGTGGACGTGGACGAGTTGAATGTGAAAAATACGTTCAAAGTGGGGGGTGAAACCATCAACGGCGCCGATCTAAAGTCCGCGATCAACACCATTACCGAGAATGCCATCACCGACTAC